TGACGCAACCAGTGTATTTGTTGATCCAGAAGAGCGTTTTAAAGGGTCTAAATTTATATTGTCTTATTTAAAACTTAAAGAAGTTAAAACAAAATATAACATATAATTATTTCTTCTTGACACCAAATTTAATAATGATATAATGTTTAATATAAGGTAGGTTAAAAATTTAAATGGGAATGAAATGTAATATATGTGGAGAAGATATTGGAGATAATCTTATAGGGGGAATGTGTCAAAGTTGTTTAAATGGGTTTAACTCTCCATCAAGTGTGGTGAGATCAGATAAAATGAAAGAAGATGAAACTATAATGGGCAAAAATAATTGTAAGATATGTGGAAAGTTAACGAATGAAAAGGACATATGTATAGAATGTTTACAACAATATCATCCTAAAATTAAGGAATATTTAGATAAGTTCCCAAATATGTCTTATTTGGAAGCAGTCGGCAATAAGAACATACCTGTGCCAAGAAAAGTATTCTATGAGTTTTGTGAAGCAGAAATTATAAAAATAAAGTAAGGAAGGAGATATAACAATATGCATTGTCCACATTGCGGTAGAGATTGCAAGATAGTAGAAAAGACAGAAGCAGAGAAAGATGGAAGAGTAAGATATTATAATAATGTTAGGATTGAAATGAGTAAGGAAGATATGGCAGAATATAATTTCCCAAATAATTGGGATAAGTCTGTTGAGGATGAGTCTATAAAGTGGGAGTGTCCTGATGGTTGTGGGTACGGGCATGAATATCATCCTATATATGGTAAACTACATGCACCAGGTGATAGTTTTTGTTATTATTTCGAATGGATAAAATAGAGGCAAAAATAAAATGAAAATAAATATTAATATGTATAAAAAATGTCCCGAAGAAAAATGTGAAAATTGGAATAATGGATGTATGATTGAATGGCCTGATGCTATGTGCAAAAGATTGATAGTTCAAGAATTAACATCAATTCAAGATTTTTATAGGCCAAATAAAGATAAATCGGAGGATTAAATTTATGGGCAATCGATATGATGATTTGAAAAGGTTAATATTAAGGAAAAGGGATGATTTTAGGACTAAAATGAAATTGGTTAAGATGCTAAGAAGAGAAATACAAGATAAAATTAAGGAAGCACAGATGGAAAGTGTGAGTGTGGGATTTAATAAAGATACTATAGTGGCAATTATTGATACGGATTATGGTAACGCTTTATTAATTAAAGAAGCGTTGAAAGATAGTAAGATGTTAAAATATTTTGATATAAGGATTAAACCAAATGAAACATTTCCACAAGGATCAATAATAAAAAATGAAGAAAATACTTTACCAAAGGGTATCGAAATTGCCAAATAATAAAAAATCTTTAGAAGATTATATATATTTCAAGACGGAAAATGCGAACATTAAATAATGGAAATATTGTAGATATACTCCCATTATTACCCAAAGATAGTATTGATATGGTAATTACTTCTCCCCCTTATAATGTCGGTGTTTCTTATGATAATTGGAATGATAATATGACAGAAGATGAATATTTTAAATTTACTAATAATTGGATATCTGAATTGAAAAAGATTGTAAAATTAGGGGGAAGATTAGGTATAAACATTCCTGTTATGGGCAATAATGAAGAAATTAAGAAATCAGATAAATTAATATTTTATTTGGATAAATATATTAAAATTATTGGAGATAGTAAATTTAATTTTAGGGAATGTATCACGTGGATAAAGAGTTATGCAGAAAATGATGAGAATAATTTTTGCGGAAATAATACGGCATGGGGTTCATATTTATCCCCATCTAATCCATTTTGTCGATCGTTTTCAGAGTTTATATTGGTGGCGCATAATGAATTACCTAAGTTACAACATAAAGGTGAAACAGATTTAGTAAAAGAAGAATTCATGAAATGGACTAAAAATATTTGGTTTATGCCCACAGATACCAATAAAGAACATCCTGCAGTATTTAACGAAGAATTGCCCAAACGATTAATGAAATTATATACTTATATAGGAAATACTATATTTGAGCCCTTCGCTGGGGCAGGAACAACGTGTTTAGTCGCAGAGAAATTAAATAGAAAGTGGATTGCATGTGAAATATCAGAAAAATATTGCAAGTTAACAAAAAATAGAGTAGAAGCATATACTAATCAATTAAGGATGTTCTAAAAAATGTTAGAACTAAATAAATGTTATTTAGGAGATTGTTTGGAAGTTATGAAAAATATAGATGATAAATCTATTAATATGATACTTTGTGATTTACCGTATCAAATTACTCATAATAAATGGGATTATATGATTCCATTAGATAAATTATGGGAACAATATGAGAGAATTATAAAAAATAATGGAGTTATTTGTTTAACGGCACAAACTCCATTTGATAAGATATTGGCCAATTCAAATATATGTTTATATAAATATGAATGGATATGGGAAAAATCTAATTCTACGGGATTTTTAAATGCCAATAAACGCCCTATGCAATCACATGAAAATATATTGATATTTTATAAAAAAATGCCTATATATAATCCACAAAAAACATATGGGCATATAAGAAAAGTAAGCACCGCAGAGCATAAAAGAAATAGCGAGAAAACAAGTAATTATGGCGAGCACAAATTAAGTAGTTATGATAGCACAGAAAGATATCCAAGGACAGTTATAAAATTTTCTACAGACAAACAAAATTCAACATTGCACCCTACTCAAAAACCGGTGAATTTATTTGAATATTTAATACTTACTTATACAAATGAAGGAGATTTAGTATTAGATAATTGTTCGGGATCTGCAACGACCGCGATAGCAAGTATAAAAACAAAAAGAAATTATATATGTATAGAAAAAGAAAAAGAATATTATAACAAAGGTATAGAACGCATAAACAAAGAATTAAATGATTTAAAAATGTTTTAGATTATATATGCATAATATGTGGATAACATGTTAGTTATATTTTGATATTTTTATACGTAAATTTACAATTTGAAATGAAAGGCACAGGTATATAACTTGACAAAAAATGAAATAAAGAATAAAGTTGAAAAGAAAATGAATAAAGTATTTTATTTATTGGCAAATAAATATACTTTAAGGAAAATTGAACCTATAGTTCATATTGACCGCACAGATATATCAAGTTTATATAGAATATCCGATATAAAAATATCTTACGAATTTGCAAATAAAGTAGCAAAATATGTCAGACAATATAAGCCTAATGTAAATGATATAAAGAAAAAATTTGGAAAGAAAGGTTTAACTGCACTCATAGAATATAAATATATTGCAGAGAAACATGACAAAGAAATATTATCAAATAAAGTTAAAAAAATGAGAGATGGGGAAGGTATAAGTTTTATAGAGATAGGTAAAAAAATAAATTTATGTAATAATACTGCTCAAAAATTATATAGTTTGTCAAAGGGAAATAAAGGAAGTGTTAGTAATATTAAATTTAAAAAATGTGATGAAAGAGATAAATATATTTTGGAAGACCACAAAATAAATAATATGTCTACAAAACAATTAGCGAATAAATATAATCTTTCTCCCAAGCAAATAAGAAGTATATTAAACGGCAAATTTAATATTATACATCAATATAGAAAATTATCTAATGAAGATGTAAAAAGGATAGTGGAGTTACGAGATGTATATAAATTAACATGGGTAGCAATTGAATATATATATAATATGAACACAGGTATTGCTTCATATTATTACAGAGATTATTACAGGAAATTAAAAACAGGAGAAGACAAAAAATGACAACGAAGAAGAATGTAGGGAAAGTAACATTGACACCGAATAGAATTAATGAGGTAATGTTATTTTGGAGTAAAGGGAATGATATAAGAACTATATCCAAAATTACAGAGTTACCCGAAAAAGTGGTAAAAAAAATATTAGATAATAACGCAGAAATAAAGTTGCCTCCAATGATTAGAGGTAAAGAATTTGAAAGGAAAGAAAAAATAGAAGAGTTTGAAAGAATATTGAGAGATAAAAGGGGATCTTCTATTAAAGGCAAAGAATTATGGGACAAAAGCAAAGAAAGACATATAGATTATAAAGAAAGTTGGGATGCAGATTCGGTAGTAACTTTTAATTTTAATAAGAATAAATATATAGGTATTGCAACTATAGCAGACGGCCATATTGGTCATGAGGGAGTTGATTTGGCCAGAATGGAATATGATCAGGATATTATAAATAACACAGATAATATGTATGTTGCATGTCTTGGAGATATGATGGATATGTTTCTCGATGCAACCAAACATCAAGAAGCAGTATTAAATGCCACTAACCCTCCCAAAGACCAATTGTATATGTTTAAATATTGGTTATCAAGATTTAAAAATCCTTCATCCAAAATATTATTTGTTACCAAAGATAATCATGTTCATGCTCGTCTCAAAAAAGCATGTGGGATAGATTTTACAAATGGTATATGGGATGATTTGAATATATTTTACGGTGGAGAACAGATATTAGCAAATATAAATGTAGGGGATGTATCTTATAAAATGTTAAGTCGTCATTCTTATAAAGGTGTTTCTAGAGTTGATGTAACTAAAGCATGTAGAGAATTATTGATGAAAGGTAAATATGAAGATGTGGATGTAGTTGCTCTTGGACATATTCATAGAGGGGCAATGGAATATTTTCAATATAGGGATTCTATGAGAGTGGCAATTCAAGCGAGCACATATAAAAAATACGATCCATACGGAGCAGGATTAGGATTTGACCCATCAGTAATTTTTATGCCGGTATTGATATTGGGACCAAATAAGAAAGAGTTTATATTTGCAGATTCAATAGAAGCAGGTTCTAAGTTACTTAAAAAATTAAACGGCAGGTAAAATAAAAGTGGATAAAATCGTAATGGTGATTTGGGAAGATATTGAAGATAATTTAAATTGGGAACATTTAGATGTAGTTAAAAAATATAAGTGCCCTGTTATTTATAGTATTGGATGGTTAATTGAAGAAAACAAAAAATATGTAAAAATTTGTATGCATGATGCTTCCCTATGCAAAGAAAACGATTCCAAAGATGTAGGCACTGTATCTACAATTCCAAAAGGAGCAATAAAAGAAATAAAAACAATAAAAATATATAAGAGGGAGATGAAATAAAAATGGATTTGATAAAAAAAGCAAATGAAATAGTGAATGGAAGAAACGATATTTATCCTCCTATAAGCAACAGACCTCTAAATTATATATTGAGTGGGATTGAAATAAAATTGGAAAGAACTATGGATGTAATAAAAAAAATAAGAGACGTTAATACTACGGCATATGTTACAAAGGGGGATATAGATACACTTATCGACCTTCTTGGGTATACCATTGATTTAGGAAACAGAATAAACGATACGGATATAAAAAATAATGAAGTGCCTTTTTAAAATATATTTTTTAAAATAACCCTATAAAAAACTTAGTTATATTTTTATATTTTATATGTAAGAATAACGTATATATAATTATATATTTATAGGGAGATACCACAATGAAAGATTATGTAATTAAACACTTATTATCTGCGTTAACATCTAAGAAATTTATAACAACGGTATATACGTTGACATGGTTATTTATTCTACTGCTTATTATAGTTTTAAAGACATGCCCTATACAAGAAACCCTTATAAATTCTTTGTTAATTGCAGTTGGTTCTGTATTTACTGCTTTTGTGGGAGGCAATGTTTTTGGAGACCACATGGGTAAAAAAATAAAAATAGAAGATAATACTACTCCTGCGGAGGAAATTAAAAAATGAGTAATTTTACAAATAAAAAATTAAAAGCAGATAATATAGAATATAATACAGAAAAAGTTTATATGTTTCTAGCAGATAGCGGATATTTTTCGGGAGTTGGAAAAGGAAAAACAAAAAAAGATGCATATGAATGGGCATTAAAAAATAAAATGGTCATTGTTCATGAAGGATATGGGGGCTGGGAAGGGGTTGATTATATAGAAATATCAAAAAACAAATTCGATATAAACGATATATTAAACGGATATAAGGAAGCAAGAGAAAATAGATTTTATCGTAGTAATAAACGAACAAGACAAGAACTTGACAATTTAAATTTAGACAATGTAGAAAAAATACTTAATGAAATTGAAAACAATATGGATAATTTAAATATAAAAGTAAAAGCAGATTATTTAGATGACTTAGAACAAAATAATAAAAATGCAGATTCTAATCTTAATAAATTTAAAAATATATTGACGGAAGCAAATATTAATGTTATTTCCGTTGATAAAACAAGTGATGATGGTGATGCCAGTATAAATTTGGGAGATGGATTGTCTATTCAGGTAGGAGATTCATACTTTATTCTTCATAAAACTATTATGGAAAATAATGGCGAGTGGAAAGATGTTTTTATTAAAGAAACAACAAATATTTCTGGTTTAATACCTTACATAAAAAAGAACCTAAATAACAAAACGGATAAAAAAAATGATATAAAAGCAATTTATAAACTTGAACATCCCGAAGATATGGCAGATATAGTAAAAATTATAAATGAATTAGGATATGATGTAAGTCTTCAAGAAGCAGAAGAAATATGGGGATGGTTTAGTGGAAGCGTAGAAGCAGGTTGGTTATCCACAAATTATTATGATGAAAATACAAAAAATGGGTTAAAAGAAATCATAGAAAAATATATTGAAGAAAAAGAGATCATGGGTTCCAAAACTAAACCAAAAGAAATCAATAAATATGACAAAGAAGAATTATTTGATATAATTAAATATTCTCATGGAGCAAGAGGATTAGGCAAAAGTGGAGAAACCATTGATTTTTTTGACACTGAACTTGGCAGAAAATGTAAGGCATTAGGCATTACAGAAAAAGAAGCAAGAGATTTATATAATTCAAGATTTGATGCTTCCAAATCTCAATTTGCCAAAACTAAAGATGGATGGGTAGTAAGAGTGTTGAATAAAAATGAAGATTGTATAGAGTGCGGTAATTGGACAGTAAAATATGTAGACGGTAAGAACATAGGTAAAGTGGTCGATATTAATCAAAATGAATTAACTTTAATTGAGGGAACTGATAAAGAAAAATCTGATCATATCGTAATATTATTATTCGGAGAGAACAAAGTGTTATTAGGGTCAAATTTTGCAAAAGTTGAAGAAGAATTGAAAAAAATGAATATAAAATATAATATTATTGAACAGGGTATAGGGTCTATTGTAGCAGAATGTTTATCAAATAAAACACAAAACGAAATATATGATAGATTAAATGATATATTACACAATGATATTGGATTAGAAGTAATGGATTATGATAAATATAATAAAGATATAGAAGGTTCTGACGATAAAGCAAAATTTGAAGTAGGCAATGAAATTTTCTTTACAAGGCAAAGAGAAGGTTTTTGGTCAGTTAAGAGAGGAATGATTATTGAAGTTATAGATACTCCTCTTGGTATTTGTTACAAAACTAAAAATGGATGGATAGTGGACGAAAAAGAAGCACGTGAAAATTATTCACAGGCAAGACGTAAAGCCGATAATGAAAATAGTATAGAAGGTTCTGATAAAAATTATAAAATACCTAAACAATTAGAGGAATTAGCAAAATATTCTAAACAATTTTCTGATGGTGAAGATTTTGTGAATGCGGTTTGGAAACATTTGAATGTTAATTCTGAAAATGGGCAACCATATAAAATGAGAGAATATCCAAAAGTTAATAATTTACCTGAATCAAAAGTGGATATACAATGGTTTGAAAGAGATTATAATAAACAAACAGGACAGTCAAAAGGGTGGTTTGATTCAATGAGAGAATTTTGGGAAGTAGCAAATAATAATAAAAATATAACCAGTTCCGACATAGGTAAAAAAGCGTTATTATCAGATGGAAATATTGGAGAGATAGTTAAAATATATAAAAAATATATATCTGGACCTAATCCAGGAAAAGATATACCTTCATATAGTTATGACATGAAATTATCAAATGGAACAATTAAAAAATATAATGAATCCCAAGTTAAAGAATGGACAAATATAAAAAGTTCCGATTGGGAAGATGAAGAATCTAAGTTTAATATTGGAGATATAGTAAAAATATCAGAAGATGAATTTTATGGTGGTAAGATAGGAGAGGTAGCAGATAAAGATATTGAGAGAGACATGTATAATCCAGGTGGCAATGAATGGATGAATATATATAAAATTGAGGGTGAAGGTATTGATACTGATTCTGCAGAATCATGGATATCGGAATATAATTTGGAGAAGGTAAATAACGAAAATTATGATAAACAAATTAATAGTGTTGATGAAAATTTAAAGTTAAGAAGAAAACTTGATAATTTAAAAGAAGATAGATTTCATTTAGAGAAAAAATTAAATAAATCTTTGGGTGAAAAGGACAAGGAACAAACTAAAGAATTATTAAGAAGACTGGAAGATATGCATGATGAAATTAAAAAAATAGAAGATAAAAATAAAGAAAAAATTAATAGTGCAGAACAAGAAGGATATGTCATAAAAAATCAAAACAATGATAATGAATATTTTACAGTAGATATGAATGGTAAAGGAAAGTGGACTAAATCTGCGGAACAAGCATCCATTTATGATACAATAGAAGAAGTAAATAAAGTTATCGGCAGATTAGATGAACTAAATGATAATAATATGAAGGGATATTGGGAAGAATATAAAATGGAATCAAAAAACATTAAAAGTGCAGAAGAAGGAGAAGGAACGATGAAAAATGTATCAGATATAATACCTCTTATAGAAAAAATGGAAATAGATTACTCTATATCTCTCGATGGTAATGCTCATGAAGTGAATTTACAAGATGTAAATGAAATGACGAATGATCATTATATGTATCTTGATGATAAAAAATTTATAGATAAATGGAACGGCAAAGGATATTCGTTTCATCCTCGTGGAGAATATGACGAAGCGAGTAATAATTATGATGAATTTTGGTTTATGGTAGTTTATTATATATATACTAAAGATGGTGGATTAATAACTATTGATTATCATGATTGGAGAGAGGATTCTAATGGGGTTGAAGAAATAAGGGATAGTTCTACACAAGCAAATGAAATATTTGAGGTTATTCAATCTCAAAATACATGGGATATAGATATTGATACATTGGTAGAGAAAGTAAATAAAAAGGATAATATAAAAAGTAAGGTAAGTGATACACAGAAATTTCTAAATAAAAAATCAAGATTTGAAAAATCGGGCATAGGTTCTTTTGAAGGACTTGAAATTAAAACTGTCAAGGATTTTTTTAATGTTTTACATTTTCATCACAAATCAACTGGTATGGGATATCCTGTATATTTTATAATGAAGGATGAGCAACCATTATCAATTGAAGATGCTATAGAAAACGCAAAACTTATTGCGGAAAGTATAAAAGAAGGATATGATGACCAATGGATTCCCGTTGCAACTGAAGTAAATTGGGAAGATGAAGATTTATATTCCTCGCATTCGAGCAAAAAAATACCATCTGCTTATGGAGAAGACCAAGACGAACCTATTAAAAAGAATAAAGAAGGTAAAGTAAATAGTGCAGAAGATTTTGAAACAATTAAAAATAAAGTATTGGATGAATTAACGGCATTAACTTATCAGACACAAGACGAAGTGGGGGATGAAGTTGAAAAGAATTTATTCGAAAGTGTGAAACATTCAACAAGTAAAGCAGAACTTGAAGAAACGTTACAATATTATGAACAATCGTATCCTGAATTATTGGGATTAACAGACAATATGAACAAAATAATTAATTCTTCGAAAAAGGGTATAAAAGCAGAAGAAGGAAATCCCACAGGATATGAAACTTACAATGATGGTGCATTAATAAAATATGACGAAGCAAAAATATTGGAAGATTTTAAGAATGAGCATAAAAGGTCATATGATGTATTTGAAGATATAAGAAGAGGAGAGGAAGCATCAATAGGTACTCTCTCAGATATAATGAAAAAAGGTGTGTCCGCAGTAGATAGTTGGATAGATAGTATGAATATCGCAGACTATACATATGATGTTGCAATACAGACAATGGAAGAGTTTTGTAAAGAAAACAATATAAACGAAGAACATTTATCTGATAATGTTAAAGAGGAAATGAGATTTCATATAGAAGGGTTAGGAAATTATAATGTAGAAGATTTGTTTAATTATCCTGTATTATTAAAAAAGGTAATGGCAGAAATATATACGGAAACGGGAGTGGTAGTAGGATACGATAATATAAAATGGACTCCGGAAGCAAATAAATGGAAAAAAGAAGCATTAAAATATATTGATGAACAAGGTATTAGAGATATATGTAACAATGCTACTTATGGTGGTATGGCATTTATTGGAGGTATAGTAAGTGGATCCGAAATAATTAAAAAAATGTATGATGGTGAGAAAATTATAAATGTTGATACTGCAATAATTGGTATTCATGACTCGGCTAATGGGTCAGGATATTATGTAGAAGGTAATGGTAATCCTGTAATGGATATAAAAGAATCAAAATTAGATATTGGTTCATATTCTCTTGGAGCAGTATTTGGAACAGGAGAATGGGTATATGCTTCAAAGAAAAATAATATTAAAGCAGAAGATAATAATTTTAATCAATCTGCAATGGTAAATGGATATTTAGTAACTATGTTGTGGTCCTCAAATGATGAAAGTACGCCTTCCGGTGGGGAACCTATGGATAAAAATTATAGTATCATTGATATATCAGATGAAACTAAAGAAGAAGCAAATAAAGATTGTGTTGAATTTGCAAAACAAGCAGGGGATTTATTAAAAGATAAAATATCAACAGAAGATTGGTGGGATGTAGGACATAATTTTTGGTTAACAAGGAATGGGCATGGAGCAGGATTTTGGGATAGCAATAATTATGATAATGAAATAGGTAAAAAATTAACAGAAATATGCAAAAAATTTGGAGAAAAATCTCCTTATGTCGGAGATGATGGTAAAATATATGCAAATAAAAAAAATATTAAAGATGGACCTCATAAGGACGGCACACTTGATATATCAGAAAATGTACCAGAAGAAAATGAACCACAGGAAGACGACATGTATTTGTCAGATTCGGGACCGTTAGGCTCAAAAACTTCGGTGTCTGTAAATCAAAATTTTTTAGGAGAATATAATAGTGAAGAAGAAGCGGTTAAAGCAATAAAGGAATGGATAAATAAAAATAAATTTTATCCTAATATATGGTATGTTAGTGATCATGGTAATATAATTCCTTATTCTATAGTGACATCATCAAATATTAAAGGAACAGGCGAAGCAGACGGAGATTATGACCATGAAATATTTGATAAAATATGTTCACAAATAAAATCCAAAACAGGTATAAATTGTGAATATAAAGAATTTGATAAATATCAGGGTGTATATATTAGAGCAGGTAGAATGAAATTTTGGATAAAAGAAGTATATTATAAAGGAAAAAAGAAAAATGAAGATAAAAATAAACCCTATTCAAACTCATATTTAATTAATCCTGATGGAGATAAGGTTTCTTCTACAAAAGGGGATTATTTCAATCTTAAAGATAATTATGTGTTTGAAGGGTATACATTAGTATTAGTTGATAATAAAACAGGAGAAAAGAAAAATATAGAAAATCCTACAAAATCACAATTGCCTAATTTATTGGATGTTGGGTATACTTTTCAATACGAAGATGGGTCTGAAACAATGATAATGATTTTTTATGAAGAAAATAATGTCGAGATCGAAATAGAAGTTTCGGTAAAAGACCCAAATGGTAAAAAAAATGTTAATACAACTGGATTGGTTGAATATATAAAATCAAATAAAATTGAATCTGCCAAATCTCAATTTGCCAAAACTAAAGATGGATGGGTAGTAAGAGTGTTAAACAAAAATGAAGATTGTATAGAGTGCGGTAATTGGCAAGTTAAGTATGTAGACGGCAAGAACATAGGTAAAGTGGCCGATATTAATCAAAATGAATTAACTTTGATAGAAGATAATGGCATTAAGGCCGAAGATGTATATGAACATACTACTATGAGGATAGATAATATAATTGGTAAAGGAAAAATATACAAAGATCTTTCTAAAGAAGAAATAATAGAAGCAGAGAAAAAATTAAGATTAAGGGCAGATAGAATAACTAAATCAGAGAAGATGGAAGTATTTGTTCAAATACTTAAAGAGAGAGGATTTACTAAATTGTCAAAAGAATTAAAAGAAAGGGTAGTAGGCAAAAGTATTAAAGCAGAAGAAGGAGAAGATTATATATCTTCTATAAAGGTTACTTATGAAGATGGGAAAGAACAAATATATAAAATTGGAGATATATATGGAGATTTAGGAGAATTAACGGTTGTTAAAAGAATCACGCATAATCCTGCTGAATATTATATAGGATTTTCTGCCGGAGCAGGTGGGGCAGAAGGATATGTAAAAGTAGGAGAAGATAATATAATTGAAGATTTTAATAAAGGAAAAGTAAAAAATATAATTGAATTGAATGGGGAAGAAAATGGAATAGAGAGTTCAGTAGTGCAGAGTAGTATGCCCAATAAATTTTGGATAGATAATGTTATTCTTAATATATCAGAAGGCAATCCTTTTAGGGAACATGAATTTAAATATGAAGTTTTACATAAAAAATATGATGCTATAGACGATATAAAACAAATAAAAGAAAGTTTAATTAAAGATTTAAATAAATATAATAAAATTTATCCAAAGTTGAATACTGTTAAAATATGGGATGCTTTAAATATGATAAAATCAGAAAATGAAGGAGTGACTCCTGTGAGTCAAATAGTGGAGAGTGCGGAAGCAGGTAAAAATCAACAAACACAAATTAAATGTAAGGTTAAAATTATTCTCGGAGATAATTTTGATACTCCTGAATTGGTTGCAAAAGAATATGACAATACTATAATTGGTGGAGATAAATTGGATATTGAGACTCTTGCTTCTTCATTTTCCGAAGGTATTGTTGAATTTTGGCCAATAGTAAAATCTAATGTGAACTTTTCTGATTATAAAGATGAACAAGAAGTAATTGATTGGTTTGAAAATGAAATAGTAACGGTTATTATGGATAGTATGGAATCTTTATTTGGAAATAGACCTGAGTTAGTAGAGGTCAAAGATATACAATTTATTAAAAAACATGGTATTCCTGTAAGTCAAATAGTGGAGAGTTCAGAAGAAGTTCCACAAAATGTATATTTGGACTATGATAAAGATGACACATATTATGGTTCAATAATGAAATATGATGAAAATAAAGATATGATATATTTCAAAAATTTTTATAACACTAATGAAACGTGGAATATGCCAAGAGAAGAATTTGAAGAGATGTTAGAAAGTGGAGAGTTGAAAGAAAGCAAAGTTCCTAAAAAATAGATTAATTTTAATATATATAATACCCGAATATACTGTAATAGTGTATTTGGGTATTATTATTTATGTAAATATTACCAATCTTGCAGTATACATAAAAATACCTTAAAATAATACTTGACAAATATAACTTCTTATGCTATACTTACATTAAGAAAGATGGAAGAACAAAAGAAATAAGGAGAAAAAAATATGCCGAGAATAGGGATAGGGCTTCCAGGAAATTTTGCCTTTAAATCACAACGTAAAACAAAGACTATGGATGATGGAACAAAAATAACCATATCAAGCAAAGCATATTATGGAACTTTGTCAGGGTGGAATATTAATATTATTGATAAAGATGGACAAGGCAAAACTAAATTTCATAATGGTGCAGGATTAAATAATAGAAACGATATAAATGAAATGATGGAATATACAATTAAAAATTTAATTTAAAAAAGGAGAAAACAAAATGAAAAATGTAAGGTGGACATTTTTTGATGAGAACGGTTTTATAACAGAAATAGAAGTAAGGTCAGCAGAAGAGACTAAACAAATCTTAACTAAAAATACTTTTTGCTGGCCAAAAGGTTCGTGGGAGAAGTATACAAAGAATGAGTATTACAAAAACGTTGTTGAATTGTATGGAACTGACGAGGGAGTAGGTAAAAAAGAAATACCGACATTTCATCCATAAAAATAAAATATAAGGAGGAATAATTTAACATGGGTAGAACAAAGGGATCGTTAGGTAAAAAAACTTTAGAAAAAATGAAAGAAACAGGGGAAGCAGGAACATCTACATTTATAACTGAGGCAAATATGCCACAGGTTACAATGACTGTACCTATGGGGTCGGATGTAATATCAATTTCTGAGGGCGAACCTGCCACAATAGAGGTAAGGCAAGAGGGGAAAAAAAAACGTGGGCGTAAATCAGGCAGTAAAAATAAATCTACCAAACAGGATGAAAAAGAAAAAAGTAACTTTAATGGTATTGAAAAAGACAATGATTCAATCCACAATAATATAGAAAATTATTATAAACTTGCAATAGAATCAAATAAAACTCTTAAAAAAAGATTAGAAAAGGAAGTAGATGGAAAAATAATATCTGCCATAAGTTCAAGTATTCTGTGTAATGACATAAATATATCGAGATTTTTATCCAAAATGGGAGGAAAGGTGGTGGGGGAGGATGAGGTAATGAGTGGAGATGGGGTAGCAGAATAAAAACAAAATATAAATTATACTTTATTTAAAATTTAATTTAAATCGTAGTAAATATTTAAGGACTCACGTTGATAATATATCTTCAACGTGGGTCTTTTTTTTATTTATATGCCCATATATAATTTAGTTATATTTTTGTATTTTATATAGGATAGTGATATTTGCGGTTTAATCCTGTCATTAAGTTGATGGATACCGAACATTCACGTGAATTTATCACGATATAATCATTATCCCAACGATATAAAATATTTAAAATATAAGGATATGTAAAATTACATGGATAAAATTGAGAAAGGTTATGAATATGAGATCGGGTATCTCCGCGAACCTCGTACTGGTGGATTTAATTATCGTGGAACCACAGATGATTTTAATCAAGCAGAAGTTGGCAGAATCGTTGAATTAAATTATGAAAATGATGCCATTGATAATGGGGTCCTTCACCGTGCCATCCCAAATTATAATTCTGATGATTATATAAATAAATATGCCAAAGAAGATGTAAAAGGTATATATAAATTGGAAAAAAACAATCCTATATGGCAATATACAGATGAAGATATTAAACAGGCAGTATTACGTAAATTACAACAACAATATCCCATTATAAAAGATATAAATGGTCTTGATTTAACAATAGATAGATCAAAAGGAATATTAAATTATCAATATGATATGCAAGTTATAAAATCGTATAAGAAAATAGATGTAATAAAAGCAGAGGAAGATGAACGTAAAGGAGAAAAAGATTTATATTTCGAAAACTTATCAATAGGAGAAACCTTTTATATTGATCCTCAAATATTACAATCAAAATATCCAAAATTTGCCAATAATCTCCAGTTTAAAAAAATAGGAAATTTTAATAGGGAAACTAAATGGAAAAAAACTAGTGCCACTACTTTTTGTTCATATTTTGAGGGAGGAAAATGTATTCAGGCATATATAAGTTTTGAAGATGTAGCAAAAGGGGCAGAGTTTCAATTTTATGGAGTGGATGAAAATTATAAAAATTGGTTACAATATGCCAAGCAACAATTAGGTAGGGATATATATAAAGGAGATGTTTGTCAAAAAATAGATGATACTTCTTTCAAGGTAATACAAGAAAATATAGTTTTGAAAACTAAATCTGCCATAAGTTTACAAGTATTCTTTACAGTATTTATTATTGAAGTAGACGAAGAAATACCTCCTGAAGGATCAATCCCTTTGGCAGATGTTCCTGTAGGGAGCAGGTTTGTTTTTACTACTGCGGCCATTAAAAAAATATATTGGAATCAATATGGAGGAATACAACCGAGTAAAACCGTATTTATAAAGGTGTCAAATAGTTCTTTTTATATTTGGAAACCAGGCAAACTTGACGAAGAATTGTTTATAGATATGTTTAATGAAAAAGAAAAAATGGGTGTTGTTACAGAAGAAACTAGAAAAAAAGCAGAAAAAGCACAAAAATATGCTTTTAGTATAGTTGATGGATTAACACCTGCAGAAAATAATTGGGCAGGAAGAAAAATATCTCCTGGATCATATGTAATTATATTAAGTGAGGAAGATTTTTCTACAAAGAAAAAATCTACAATGGACGGATTTTTAGAAGGGTTGTTTGGAAAATATCATGTAGAGAAAGACACCAAAGGTGAATTTATAAAAATATCGCCTAAAGATTTAGATAATGAGTTATCCAAAGTTGAATTGTCTACCACGGATTTTATGAATTTAACGCACGAAGAAACTATAGATTTGCCTTCAGGAGAGTACGAGACTAAAGAAGACGGCACTAAAGAACCCATATATAAACCATATCGTACTAAAATAGGTAATAGCGAGCATTTTTATTGGGTTTTAGGAGTTGATGGAAATTGGATAATAAATAAATAAGGAAATAAATATATTTAAAATAAATGAAAATATATCATAAAAGTTAGTTATATTTTTGTATTTTATATGGAGATACAGTATGTACTTCCAAAGAGATATAAGAAATATAATGTAAAATAAAAAAGATAGATAATATTTAGGAGGAATAATAAAAATGGGACAAGTAGAAAAATTCTTTGTGAATCCTGATCAGGCTGCATTAGATGCGGAAAAATCTACGAAGAGACGCGAAGAAGTTTTATTATCTAATATAAAATATCAACTTATTGGCAAATTGAGAAATGAGGGGGCTGCCAAAATAAGTGTTGAAGCGATTGAAAGAAAAGATGATGATTTTAAAGTTAAGGCAAAATTTTTATTAAAGGGATATAAAGAAGGCGAATTTAATTTCAAACCCAATAATTTTGGAAATTATATAATTAAGGGTTTTGATATATCGGTTGATAATGCCACTATTATAAAATCAAATATTGAATTACCCACAGAAGTTGCTGAACAAAAAATGATGTTTGATATGTCATTAATACAGGCACAGGACATTGGGGATAATAGATTTCAAATATCATACCCTACTGTTGGAGAAATAGGCATACTTTCAAAAGAAAATTCAAATGATTCTGAAACCATTAAAAAATTATGCACAATGGCCTCTGATTTTTATGGAATGAGATCAGAATTTGTAAATGATTTTAAATTAAATATGACAGACGGCAGCGCTAACATAACTGCTTCTGAAAATAAAACTTCTCCTGATCAAATGGTAGAAGTTCAAAAAGAATTAAAAAGTTACGCCATGCATAATACTGATGAAAAAGAAAAAAATCAATTAACTACATTAAGAGAAAATTTTATACAGTCAATAACGGTAAAAGCAAAGAGTATGGTAAAACAATTGACTACTACTTATGGCAAAGGTTCTCCCAAAATATTGTCTGCAGAGACTGTTCTTGAATATATAGACAATAAATTTGACGGAACAGTAATTGTTAAGGCACAATTTGGCAAAGATATAATCACTTATGGGTTGCCTATAGTAAAAAACAATATAGTATTAAAAGGTAACATTAATGAAACCTATAAAATTAAGAGAGAAGATTTTATAGACGATTTAAATAAAAAAATAAATTCAGATATATCAGATTCTTTAAAAACAGAAATAGAAATAATACAAGCAAGCATAGCTACTGATGTTAATAATACTGCGGAAAATATGATAACATCAGCTAGAGTAAGTGATATACAAAAAAGTTTTGTAGTGGACAAACATTTTGTACCCGAAGGAACAGAAGTAGGGACTATATTAAATCTCAGCGCAGGTAAGTATGAAGTTTCAAAAGAAAATGATTCATTATTTAGACTAACTCTTGTATAAATATTAAAGTTAAAAATAATATGTATACAAATACCGAAATATCTATTTGGAACAAGATACAGGAAGATAAATTAGGGTTGGAATTTAATGAAGATAATGGAAACAATATCTTTTTAAAAGTATCAACAAATGATAGAAATATAGAAAACAAAAAGATAGATAAAAATAATGAAGTTCAAATGAAGGCATTAGAAGTAATAATGGCAATGGTAGATGAAATGGTAATAAGTAAGGGGTTGGCATTAAGTAGTGGCAATTATAATGATTTTAAAGTTAAGTCCGAAGAATTAATGGATAAAATAAAAAACTTATAATTTTTTAAGGAGGATTAGAAAGATGATTCCACAATTTTTGAAAAACTCAATTTTACAGGTTTTGCAAGATGCTCCAAACAAAAAAATTAAAGCAGAAATAAAAGAAGATATAAAAGCGTTACAGAAAGAAGGGGAACTTCCCAAAAAAGAAGAAACAATAGTCGTTCCTACTGCGATCCCTGTGGTTGAAGAACCCGTAGTAGAAGCCAAAAAAGAAGAAATAGTTGCTGTTCCTGCGGTAGAGGCAAAAAAGGAAGAAACAATAGTTACCCCTGTAGTAGAAGCAAAGAAAGAAGAAATAGTTGTTCCTGCTACCGTTATTGAAGATCCTACAATTAAAGCAAAGAAAGAAAAAATAGAAAAAATAGTTGCTAATGCAAAATTAAGAAAACAAATAAAGACTATTGCTAAAAAAGTAGATGCCAAGATTGAAGAAAACAAAAGAGTAGAAATACTTAAAGAAAAAATAGAAGCACGTAAAAAATCAAAGAAAGAAAAAATAGAAAAGGAAGAAAAGGAAAAGAAAGAGGGTAAGAAAAAAGGCAAAAAAGTAATGAGCAAAGAAGAGTTACTTTCTTCGCTTAAACTTAGGGCAAAAATAAAAGAATCTCTTCAAAAAAGAGCATTAATGGCCAAAATAAAAGAGAAAAGAAATGCTCTTGTTTCAAAAAAAAATATAGATGCTAAAAAATCAGAAGTTCGCAAAGACATAATTAAAAAAATTAAGTCTAATAAAACCGTAGAAACAATAGTATCCAAGATGAAAGAAAAACTTGGCGTAAAAAAAAAATAAATAAAATTGAGTCTGCAGAACCTGCTCCTACTGCTAAGACCCCTGCCCCACCTGCTCCGGCATATGAGGCAGAGGTTTTAGTCAAGAAATCTCCCAAAGTTTCAGAAGAACAATTGTTAGAAGCTCCTCAAACCAAATCTTCTCAATTAATTAAAATGGCAGAAGAATTAAAAGAAATTGTTGAAATAAAAGATATGAAACTTGATGCCATTAAGCAGTTTACAAAAGAAGTCAGAGAAGAACTTGAAGAAGATTTTGAAACTAAAAGACACGAAAAAGAATATTCTGAAAAAATTAAAGAAGTATTCGCCAAAAACAATGACCTTGCCACAAAAACCGAAAATATAATAAGATTAAATGATAAATTAGTGTTATGGCTTGACAAAACATATCCAAATATAAAAGAACTTGATAAATTGTCAGTAGAAGAAAAAGCAAAATATGATATTCTTACAAAAGAACTCGCAGATAAGAAAAAAGAGTTAGATGCATTGGAAGCAAAGGTAACATCAGTTTCAAAAATAGCAAATAAGATAAGATTTGTGATCATGAAGCATAGTACATCAGTTATGAGTAATGTAACGGAAGATAGATTAGACATGATACTTGAACAATATGACGAAGCGAATGGAATACTTGATGATATTGCAGGTGGTATAAAATCTGTAGTATCATCGGTAATAGAGTGGTTCAAGAATATATTTAAGTAAGACAGGAGATGATATGGAGAAGAAGATATTTGAGGATGTAATTGTAACTATATCCAGTGGGAAATCAATAAAGAAATTATGGATTGAAGAACAGTTAGATGATAATAATCGTCCAATAAAATATAAAATATGCAAGAACATACAATATAAAGATTTTCCTGAGTTGAATATATCGTCTGATAAAGAAGAAATAAAAAATTAAAAAAGAAGAAAAGTTAGTTATATATTTGTATTTTGTATATAGAGGTTATACTTTGAGGTAAGAAATAAGGAGATATAGTGATAATAGAATTGCGGAGATTAAATTGTAAGAGATGTGGACATAATTGGATACCCCATAAAGAGGAAATAAGGATTTGCCCAAAGTGCAAAAGTCCATATTGGGATAGGGAAAGAAAGAAAAAGAAGGAAGAAAATGTCAAAAAAATATAATTATGACACGCATAAATGTATAGAGTGTGGCAATAAAGATATAAGATATATTAATGGATTGTGTGTAAAATGTTATAATAAAAAAGCAGAACAAAAAAGAAAATCTAAACGTATTCTTAAAATAAAACCAAATAGAATTAGGGTTTGTTTAAATTGTGGTAGAGAAAAAAAAATACACGCAAAAGAATTATGCGATGATTGTTACAGAATTCAAAGAATAAAAAATCCAAATAGAAAATTAAAAATATGCAAAAAATGTAATAGAAAAGAAAAAATAATTGATTCTGTTTGGTATAGAAAAGATTTGTGTCCAACTTGTGATTATAGAGAAAAACATCCGATAAAGGCCAAGATAATGAGAGAATTGTATACGTGTCCTATTTGCGGAATAAAAGAAAAAGAAGAAGACAAATATAGTGTTTCTACAAAATGGATAAAAGGAATGTGTGTAATTTGTTATCGAAAACAACAATATGCCAAAAATAAAGAAAAAAATAGAGAAGACAAAAGAATATATAGAATAAATAATTTAGAAAAATTAAAAGAAAGAGAACATAATAATTATATAAAATTTAGAGAAAAAAAATTAAAAAACAAAAAAGAATATAGACAAAAAAATCCTGATTTAATACGCGAAAAAAATACTAAACGTAAACATGGTATAGAGATAATAGAACACATAAAAAGAAAAGAGTTATTAGAAAAATTTGGATACAAATGCGCTTTCTATGGTATTTGTCCTAATTGCCCGTATGATAACGGACAATTAAAAGATGATGCGACCACACACATGGCACATTTATTGGCAATAGCAAGATATAAAAAAATAAGAAAAAAATGCCCTCATAGTTGGTCTAATGTAGTCCCCATGAAAGATGTTTGTAATATAGCAATGCATGACAAAACTCCTTTAGAGTTTATATGGGAAAAATTAAAATGAACATTGAAAATCAAGATATAAATTATTCAAATGGAGAAATAACTTCAATCGCTATTGAGGAATTGAACGATGTATTTATTGACGAAAAAGCATACTGGCAAAAAAAGTATAATCATATTGTATATCCCAATCAAATAGAAATTTTAAACACAATAGCAAATCCTGAATGCCACTACATAAATATAGTTCAAAGTCGTGGCGCGGGAAAAAGTCGAGGCGTGGCACTTGCTATAGTTGAACAATGTATAAATATTCCAAAATTAATAGTTTCTGTTTTTGCTCCAAAAGCATCTCAATCAAAAAGATTAATTGGAGAAATGTACGAAATAATAAATGTTTCTCCAAAAGAAATTCAGGATCAAATTGATAAGGGACATAGTTCTACAATGGTATTGACTTTTAAAAACGGATCATCTGTTTACGCTATGTCTGCAAATGAGAAGGCACAGTCGGAAGGAAATCACCCTTGCGTATTAGTCCTAGACGAATCACATCTTATATCGGATTACTCATGGTCTTCAAAAATTAGTCCACAACTTGGCTCACACGGTTATTTTCAAATTATAAAAATAGGAGTCGCGATGGGTCGCGGGCATTTTAATAAAGGATTTAATGACAAGAAATACATAAATTTGATATGCCCGTGGAACGAGGCAGAAAGATTAAAAGAAAGTGGAATTTTTTATTATACAGATAAAGATGGAATTGTTCACGAATATTCTAAATATGTTGTGGAAGCATTAATGCCTCCTAGTGCCAAAAAGAAATATTTTCCTGATCGTCCTGATTTAATAACTGGACCAGGAGAAGTATCGGAATTAGATTGGTTAATGCAGTACGAACTTCAATGGCTTGATTCAGTATCTCTGTTCATTACAGAAGCACAACAAAAAAAATTAGCATCAGGATCCCACAAATTACAAATTACTCCTTACCTTAACGAAATATATGTATTTGGATTAGATACTGCAAGTGGTAGTCCAAATTTAGAAACTTTAGGATTAGATTATACTGCTTTATCTATTTGGCAATTAAAATCAGGGAAGATATTAAAAGTATTTTCAAAGAGATGGCAAGGGGATCCCCTAATGCAATATGATGAAATATTAGGTATATTAAAAAAATTTAGAGTTAAATATGGATTAATAGACTTTTCATCATTAGCATATGTATTTGTGGAGATGTTAAAAAGGGATGGGATAAAATGTGATGGTATACAATATCACTCTACATGTCCCGAATCTCACAAAGATTGGAAAACCACTATATTTGATAATTTTTTAGCAAGGTTAAATTTGGATCAAATATATTATCCTATATTAGATAAAAATAATTATAAAGAATATAAAGATAATGTTGAGATGATGAACAATTTGGAAGAAACGGAAGAAGCATTTTATGAATGGTGTATATTACAGAGGATACAGAGTAAAAATTCCACAAAGATTAAAATATCTGCACCTAACAAAGAACATGACGATCATTCAAATTGTGATGCGTTGGGAGTTTACGCCGCTATTAAAGCAAGCAATACTAATTTATCTCCTCTTACCTCAATTCCTTTATATGTATCAAGGGGGGCAACATTATATAGTGGCAACAATAACTTTGGCAGGTAAAAATTAATAGTTATATTTTCGTATTTTTATATAATAAGTATTAAATATAATATAAATTAAACAGGAGAATGGTGGAAATAAAATGGATAAAAAAGATTTGAAATTGGATGAGAATGGAAGGATACCTGTATGGGCATCGAAGCAGATAGATAGAGGAGCAACATATGATGCCCAAAGATATATTGAAGGCAAAAGTAAAATTATAGCAGGAGATTTCGGGATGGATTTAGCAAATAGTATGTGGTATTCACCCGAATTAATGCCTGATATATGGCAAATGCCCAAGTCTGAACAGGAGAAAAGAAAGTGGATAAGGTTCTTTTTCAACACTGATCCCTATATATATCAAATAACCCAAATGCATACTTTGTATCCTTTCTCTAAATTTAAAGCAACATCAAGTAATGAGAAAGTAACATCATTTTATGACAAAGTAGCAAATAGCAGAAATTTTAACCTTATGGATTTGATAATAGATATGTCAATGTCATATAATAAATTTGGTGAAGCAATAACAATGGGGCAACCTCAAATAGATAATGTAGAGGGAGTAGAATTATTTAAATGGAAGAATTTTATATTATTTGAACCCGAAGTTATTAATGTATATAAATCAGCATTGGATGTAGGGGATAATAGAGAGAGATATTCATTACTTATTACTCCTGAGTTTAGGGATGAAATAAGACAAATGAAGCAAAAGGGTAAAGACGTTAACCCTACTCTTATGGAAGCAATGGAACATAATAAACCTGAATTAGACTTAGATAGTAAATATATAAGCAAGATAATTAATAAAACTGATGCCAGCGCATTAAGAGGGACATCTCCTATTCAACCGTTATTAAGAATGTTGATGTTTCAGGATAAAGTTAACTTAGTTAAAGTTACTGCAATTGAAAGATTTAGATACCCGTTAGAAATATGGAAAATAGGGGATATAGCAAATAACATTATACCTGATGTAAATATGTTAAAGAGTTTTGAAAATATGATTAAGGAAGCTAAATCAAATCCTCCATATGCATTATTTATACCTCCTTATGTAAATTTTGATGTAGCAGGGTATAGTTCTCAAAAGAGTATGTTTGATTATAAAGATGATTATGACCATGTACGTGATGCCATAATGGTAGGTATGGGAGTATCGAAGGATTTAATATTAGGAGAAGCAAAAGGGTGGGGTAATACCAAACAATTAACCATGCATAAATTAATGATGATGTATTCTACCATAAGGAATAAATTTGAAAATTGGATGATAAATAATTTTTATTATCCATTGGCCGAAGAGAATGATTTTATTACGGAAACTGGTGATTTAAATCTGCCTCAAATAGCGTGGGAAAAAGATTTAAGTGTGGATAGATCCGCACCAGATGAATTATTAAAACTTCATGACAAAGGTTTAATATCTACTAAGACATTATTTTCTGTATATAAAGGTATAGATTATGACCAGGAACAAGAATTGTTGAAAAATGAAATAGGTTCAGTTTTCGATGATAAACGCAGAATTAAAAATAGAGACCCAAAACCAATCGGAAAAGAATTGGAGAAACTTAATACTCCTGCTAAAGAAGAAGGAGGAACTAAACCAGAAATAACTCCTTCTACTACTGATGAAGAAGAACCTATAGGTGGTGGTGGAGAAAGTGCTCCTACTCCTACGGAAACTATACCTGCCCCTGCAGAAGAAACAGCATCGCCTACACCTACTCCGGAAGCACCTACAGGAGAATAACATGCCGTTTAAAAACAAAGGGCAAAAAAAGGAATATCTAAAAATATATTATTCGATACCCGAAAATAAGGAACACAAAAAACAAAAGGATAAAGAATATTATCAAAAGCACAAAAAAGAAAGAAGAGAATATTCCCAAAAATATAGAGAAAACCATAAAGAAGAAAAAAAGGAAAAAGATCGCCAATATTATTTGTTACACAAAGAAGAGCATAATAAAAAAGCAAAAGAATGGAGATTAAAAAATAAAGAAAAAAAGAAAAAGGATGACAAGGAATATAGAGAAAACCATAAAGAAGAAAGTAAAATATACCAAAAAGAATATAGGAAGGAGCATAAAAAAGAAAATCAAGAATATCACAAAAAATATGGACCAATTTATCGCAAAAATCACAAAGATAAAATTAATGAACATACAAATTTTCGCAGAAGGTCTTTAGAATTAATAGACCATATAGTTAAAAAAGATTTATTGGAAATGTTTGATTATATATGTCCTTATTGTAACGAAGAATTAAAAAATGATAAAACCACTCATATAGACCATATATTGCCTGTTAATAGATATAAAGCAATCGGCAAAAAATGTCCACATGGATATAATAATTGTGCCCCAGCCCATGCTTCTTGCAATCATAAAAAACACGATAAAACTCCATTAGAATATTTTTGGTCTATGAAATAAATTTATTATTATATTTTATGTATATTTTTTAGTTATATTTTTGTATTTTATATAGAGAAATATATGTTGTTATAATTATTTATTATAAAAGGAGAATATTAGACATGATGAATGACAAAGAGAAGTGTGAGCTGTTAGAGAAATCTTTACAAAAATTGATGGGAGATCAATTGGATATGTCAAGAATATCTGGAATGTCAGATAGGTCATTTGAGCAGGTAGAACGTAGCACAAAAATTAGGTTTAATACTACTATAAGATTATTAAAAGAAGAATTATATGGTATCAAATCAGATTATATTAAGAAGCAGGATGTCATAGTACCTGTAAAGGAGTAAAAATTAAATAATATGAGAAAATTATGGATAGTAACTAAACCCACTAAAGATAGTGTAATAGAAGATATAATATTTAATGCTGATGCCAAAGAATTAGAATTGCAATTTAAAGGCGGATTAAAGGGAGAAGAAATATCAAATTGGACTTTTGATGAAGGTATAGCACATAAAGAAGCACATGATTTATTAATATCTCCTGAAACTAATGAAGGTATCGAATCCAAAATTAAAGAACTTATATCTGCCAATAAATCAGATGAAGAAATTATAAATATGATATTGGCATTAGATAAAGATAGAGAGATGAGATTAAAAAAATTAAATAAAAAGTCAGATAAAAATATATCTATGGAAGAAGCAGAAGAGGAATCAAAATTATATAAACAAAAAAGAAAAGAAAAAATTGATTATGCAATACAAGATTTAGAATTATTATTAGATAAAGAATTTTATCCCGAACATATTGGTCATACAGAAGTATTTACAAATTTAACATATCTTAAAAATGCAATAAACGAAAATATATAAAGGGAGAGTGTAAATTACAATGGTAAAAATTAACGAAGAATTTATTAAGAAATTAATTTCAGCAGGTAAGAAAGAAGAGGAAATCATAAATTTTATTGTAGCAAATAGCGAATTGATAGCAGATAAAATAAGATTGGTAAGAGATCTACTTGATAAAGTAGAAGGATTATTGGGAGAAGAACAGGGCAAGGAAGCAAGTATTAATGTTTCTATAACCATAATCAATAAAGAAATTAAAGGGGAATTGTCTAACCTTGTTAAGTTATTAGAAGAGGAAAGAGGAACAACTGTTGAAAACAAAGAGATTACTCCTGAAACCGTAACTCCTCCATCTTCTGAAACTGCACCTGCTCCTGCAGTTGAACAAAAACCTGCAGTACCCGAATTAAAACCTGAGAACATAGCCGATCAGGTAAAATAAAGAAATAAGGAGATACAAAATTATGGGAGTTAAAATATTTGGTTCTATTACAAATTTTGAATCAATTGAAAATTTAAATGATAATCCAAAAATTAAACTTGATGCTAGTTCAAATCAAGGAGATTTTGCATATTTTAAATGTCGTGCTTGTACTGCAGATGAACCAAATTCAAATGGAGATATGTTCCCTGCTGACGAATTAAAGGCATCGTATATTACTTTTATTGGCACAAATGTTGATATTGAGCACGATACATCTGTTGTGATTGGTAAAATAATTGATGCCGTTTACGTTGAAAGCAAAAAAGAAAATGTGCATGACCATGTTGAACTAATATGTAAGTTGGACAGAAATTCTTCAAAAAATTCTAAAGTAAATTATGTTTCTTTAATAGAATCAGGAGTTCTAAACCAAGTAAGTATTGAAGCATATGCCGAAGTATGTAATTGTGGAATATGCGGACATGAATTTAATTATACAAATTCCTTTCCTTGTGACCATATAAAAAATTATCTTGGCAGAAAAATAAAGGGCGAAGATGGTACAGAAAAATTTGTTTATAAAAAAGATAAAAAATTAACATTTTCGGGATTAGGAGTAGTGGGTAATCCCGCTGACAAAACAGCAGATGTATTTACTGTTATTGCCAAGGAAGATGAAAATAAAAATATAACTGCAGATAACAATTTTAAAGAAGACGATATTGTAACAGTAGTAAAAGAAACAGAATGTAAAGTACAACCATTTGGGAAAGAACCTTGGGCATTTATAGTAAAACCAGGAGAAGCAGGAAGGGTCAGTACAGTAATAGGAGACAATATATTGGTCGGATGGGATAGAGGAGTAGCTATGATGCATGAACAAGAAATTAAAAAAGTGGAAGAAACAAAAACAGAAGAAAATAAAATAGAAAATAAATCAAATGTTAAATATTTCGATATAAAAACTATTGAAGACGCGTGGTCCATGGGAGAAAAAGAAATAGAATATAATGGTAAAAAATATAGAGTTAGAAAAATGAGTTACGGGTCATATTTTTTAGAACCTGCATGGAAACCTGAAAAGGGAGAAACAGAAGGGTTTGATTCAGATACTTTGTGGTTAGAAAAAGAAAATATAAATAATGTCCCTAAATATAAAATAGAAAGCAAAATTAAAAATGTTAACGATAATCTTGGGGATGCACTGAAGAAATTAAATGCATTAGATTTCTTAACTATTATAAAGAGTATTGAAAATAAAAATAGTGGAAAAACTCAAAGTATTGCCATGGACATTATGGCAAAAGCAGAAATATTGACTGAAAAAGAATTTTATGAAATATTAAGCAAAGACCATGGTAAATTAACTACTATTGAGATTGAGGATATAAAAAATATATTAAGAGCGAACAAAAAGTTATTAGGAAATGAATATGGAGCATATACATTTACAGATAATGGGGAATCATATTGGGTAATAGAAAAGTATGGTAAACCTGAATTTAAGAAAAGGATATCAGATATATGGGGAGAGGATTGGAAGAAAGAGGATATTAAAATAGATGGGATGGGATTGAAAGAATATGCTATATCCTCTGCATTTAAGAAAAGAGTATTATCCACGATTGCTTCAAATGGATTAGATTATTTAAAAGAGGCATGGGGAGTAGAAAATAATATAAAAGAGGAAGTAACAGAAATAGATGTATTGAATGAAATCAAATCATATGCCGAGAATAAATTAGGAATTAAATTGTCCTCTTCCGAGATAGTAGAATACATGTTTAAAAATGGCAATCCAAATATAATATCTGCTTCTGAAACACATTATGTTAAGGATAAATTTTGTGATTGTGTAAATAAAAATATGGAAAATATTAATATTGCTTTAAAAGGTAAACAGAGTAGAACTGATGCGGTAGAAAGTTTTTGTTATAACACAATCGTGGGCAGTAGAATAGTCGCTAGCGAACGTAAAAATATGGACATGAACAAAATAGTATGGGGGATATTAGGGTCAGAATATTGTAAATGTGTAGAAAAAAATGATGAAAAGGTATGTTCATATTTGGAAAGTGAAGTTATAGGATATGATAAGTTATCATTATCCCATAAGATATTTGCGAAACAATTTGAGATAAATTCATTTAATATGGATTGGCCATATTATACTTTAAATAAAGAGGGACAATTAGTTGATGAAGAAGGGAATATAGATTATCCTAATGAACATTTTGAAGATGCTAATCAGGCAGAACAATTTTTAACAGAACATGATTATCGTGGAAATGTAAGGTAAAGTATAATTATATGAACATAGATATTATCGAAAAGGATATAGAATTATTAAAGGAACATATTGTTGACAAATTAAAAGATAAAGGAATATCACAAGAATTAATTAATATAAATATGGATGTAATTGAAGATATTAGCGTATTGCAATTTGATAATTGGTTTACTTTATATGGCATTGAAGATTCCAATGAAATAGCAAATAAAATATCGGAAATAATATTTAATAATTAATATAATAAAATGTGGAAGTTATATGAAAAAAAATATGATGCAACGAGTAGAAAGACATATAATAAAGTGGAACAAACAATTGGACGATTTATGTTTTAAATCCAAAAATTTATATAATTATGTTAATTATTTAATCCGTCAAGAATTTATTAATAGCCACAAATTGTTAAACGAATATAAGTTAACCGGACAATTGGCAAAAGAAAATCAAATAGATTATAGATCCTTACCTGCACAAACTTCGCAACAAATAATAAAATTGTTATTTAAAAACTGGATAAGTTTTTTTAGAAGTATTAAAGATTGGAAAAAACATCCAAATAAATATAAGGGCAAACCAAATTTACCGGGATATAAAGACAAAATAAAAGGCAGAGGAATAATTATATTTACTAAATTACAATCAAGATTTAAAGATGGATATATAAGATTTCCCAAAAATATAAATTTAACTTATATAAAAACAAAAGTAAGTAATGTTTGTCAAGTTCGTATAGTTCCGCAAAGCAATCATTTTGTAATAGAAATTATATATGAAAAGGAGGTTAAAAAAGTTAGGGAATTGAAGAAGAATATTTTCTTGGGTATTGATTTAGGCATTAATAATCTCGCTACGCTTGTAACTAACAAAGGTAACAGTATGTTGGTAAACGGCAGAATATTAAAAAGTATAAATCAATATTATAACAAGGAAAAGGCAAGATTACAAAATTTTATAGGTGACAGAGGCACTTCAAATCGTATTGAGAAATTAATATTTAAAAGAAATTGTAAGGTTGATGATTATTTGCATAAGGTATCAAGGTTGATAATTAATTATTGTATTAAAAATCATATTGGCAATATTGTAATTGGGAAGAATAAAGAATGGAAACAAGATATAAATATTGGTAAGGTTAATAATCAAAAGTTTGTATCTGTTCCTTACTCCAAATTGATTCAGATGATACAATATAAAGCAGAAGAAGTAGGTATTAATGTAATCTTGCAAGAAGAAAGTTACACAAGCAAATGTGATGCATTAGGTTTAGAACCTATTGAAAAACATGAAACATATATTGGTAAAAGAGTTAAACGCGGATTGTTTCGTTCCTCAATTGGTCAATATATTAATGCAGATATTAATGGGGCATTAAATATATTAAGAAAAGTAATTGGAGATAGCTTTATTACAAAACTTGTATCCAATAGAGGGTTAGCGGATAACCCAATAAGGATTAATCCTTATAAATATATAATTCCGTCAATTTGATTATTGGTTTTAAAATAGTATAAAAACTTAGTTATATATTTGTATTTTATATGAAGAAACATAAATATAATATATTTTATATAATAAGGAGATAAATATAATATGGCAAAACACGGAATATTTGTTAAAAAATATGGCGAAGAAGAAGATAATTTAATATCTGAATTAAGTTCAGAGATGACGGGTAATTATTATGAAGCATTTAGGGAAGCTGCCAATGAAGCATTGGTAATATCTCAAGATGATAATAATTATTTTGCGGAAGTTTATATGGTAGATGATGAAGGTAATATAATCAATGATGAAGAGGGTCCATCATTTTCTACGTGGGATAAAGATAAAGAAGATATGTTGATGGAAAAAGAAGAAAGTGGTAGGAGATTATATGAGATAGATGAAGAAGGCGAGTATACATACGCAAAGAAAAAAGAAGAGTTAGAGTCTCCCAATGATGATATGCCATATACAGTAGTAATAAATTGCAATTTATCATATACAGTTTGGGCAAAAACAAAAGAAGAAGCGAAAGAAAAAGCAATGGAAATAGAAATGCCAGGAGCATATGAAGCAGATACCTTTGAAATAGTTAAAGTTATAGAAGGGGATGAGGGCAACAAAAAAATAAAAAGCAAAGATATTAAAGCAAATGAAAAATTTGTAGTAGTTGTGGGTATAGAAGTTGAAGCAAATAATGAAGATGAAGCTAAAAGTAAAGTATCTACAATATTAATGCCTAAACAAGACAACAAAGAAATTATAGGTTATTATATAGATTATGCGGATACATTATAATTAATAAATTTTATATATACTAAGGGAGAATATAACAATATGGCAAAAATGATATTTGGATCTTTGATTAATGAATTCCCAGAGTTGTCACAAGTAGATTATAAAACTATGCCTATATCTGAAATATTATGTTCTCTTGGCTATAAATTTGTTAATGAAGAAGAAATAGATTATAAATATATTAATGCTGATGATTATGAAAATGAGGAAATTGTACCTCTACCAGTTAATGAAAAACCTAAAGTAACATCTCCTGTTGTTAAAAAAGAAGATGTTGCTCCTGTGCCTCCTGTTGCTAAGAAGGATAATGTTCCTACAACTGTTGTTAAAAAGGAAGAAAAGAAAAAGGATTCTAAAGTAAATTATCAAATATCAATAAATAAAAAATCTGAAAGAGAAGATGGAAGCAAAGAACATAAATCAATAGATGTTAGCGTTGACGATAAACCTATATCCGAAGAAATGTTAAAAGACATATTAATGAAAATTGATAGCTCTGATAATATGACAGAAGAATTAGCAAATAAAATTAAAATGGCTGCAGAAAAATATGCCGAGAATCCATTAAATAATGTTGCAAAGATGGAATTATTGAAATTGACAGAAGAATTGGAAGAGAAGAAAGAAATAATGTCTGCCGAGGAAGATTATAGTATAGAAAATTTTAAAAAAGAATTGTTAAATTATGCTAAAGAATATTTTGGGGCATATGAAGATTTTAACGAAGATACAATGAAGCAACAAATAGATAAAGAAATAAAAGAAATAGAAAATACAGGTAAAATTATAGAAATAACTCTTGATGGCATTATGACAGTAGATGATAAAGTTGTTATGGGGACTTTATTATTTCAAGGAGATAAGGACTATATTCCTTTTGACGTATGGTTTGATTATGATAAAGAAGAAGGATATTATATTTCAATACATGTAGATAAAGGTGGAGAAATAGAGAGACCTATTAAAGATGAAACAGAGACATCTAATAAAGACATTAAATCATTTGCCGAAGCATATCATATTCTTCAAGAAGATAAACCAAATAATCCTAAATATTGGGATATATACAAGACTGAAAAGGGATATTCTGTATATAGGCAAGGAGTTTCGGGTTCAGAAGGATTTGCAGGGGATTTCAATGCTTCTGATATGGAAAAATTGTTTACTCCTGATTGGAAAGATAATGTAGGGGAATATGTGGATGAAGAAAATATTGCATCATCTATCAAAATTAAAGCAAAATATTTTAATGAATTACCGCAAGAAATACAGGAAGCGATATTTAATGGCATAAAAAAAGACATAGAAGAAGATATAAATGGATATTTTACAGAAGATGATATAAAAGATTTTGAATCAGGCAAATTAGATAAAGAAGATGTTGTTAATCAATTAGTTGATCATCAAATTAATGTTTCTAATAGTCATGATGAAATACGAGAGATGATAAATCAATATTATTTAGATGCTGATGTCCTTGAAACAAGCAAATTACCTTTTTCCGAGGAAGATTCTGAAATTGAAGGTTCTGCCAAAAGTAAATATAATAAAATTATGAAAGAAAAATCGACAGAAGAATTAGAAAAGGAATTATCGACACTTAAAGAAAAGAGAGTGGATTCAGAATTAGAAACTGAAACTATTAAAGATAAAATAAAAGTATTGGATAAATTATTAAATAAACCTGCAGAAGAAACAAAGAAGGAAGAAAAGGAAATGAAACAAGAAGTAAAGGAAGAAAAGAAAGAGGATAAAGGGGAAGATAAAGAAGATAAGAAAAATGATAGAATAGAAAAATTAAACGAAGATCCTGACGAACCTTCTGAACAAGATTTAATGGCGAAGGAAGAGTATAAAACAGATAAAGATATAGAAAAAGAATTTGAAGGATATAAAATTGATGAATTAGAATGGGTTCCTAAAAAAGAAGGTAATGATTGGAGGAGTGGAAAATTAGTAGTATCTTTCCCAGAAGGAGAGGAACATGTTGGTGGAGGTTCTACACAAGTAGTAGAATATTTTATGATAGATGATAAAGGCAGAGTATTGTTTGATAATTGGTTTCCTGAAAAAACAGGCATTGCATTAAGAGATTATATCAAAAAAAATATAGACAAAGATATAAAGGCAAGTATTAATAAAATAGAATCTGCCGATAAATATGAAATGCCTAAAAAAGAAGGTAGCAAATATATTGATTTAAGAGAAGTATTTGATACTGATAAAAAAGCAGAAGCAAGAATTAAAGCAATAGAAAAAGGCAAAAAATATATAGTCGTTCATTATACTAAATATACAAGTGTAGAAGGAAACGAAGTTAAGTCATGGTTTGAAATAGAAGCAAAACCCATTGAAGTAAAAGAAATGGATACCAAATCTACAGTTGAAGATACCAATAAGGCACATGAAATTGTTAAAGTTCCTGAAAATATATATAAAT